GAACTTTATAAGCTGTGTTTTTCATTTATTATACGTTTCTTAAAACTTGTTTAATTTGTTCTATTAAAGTTTCTTCTTCTGTAAGTTCTTTGCTTAATTCTTTTTTAGATTCTAATTTATCGGCAAAATATCCCTCAAGTGAAAACCCTTTAACTTTACCTGTTTTAACAAAGTCATTCCAAATTTCGTCATTATCAACTTTTATAGAAGCCATCCAAGTACCAACTGGTACACTTAAATTGTATAAAGCAGATTTGTCTTTAGTTAAATCTTCTACTATCCAACTTTCAACAACTGTTAAACCATCAATAGCTTTTTGGTGTTCTAAAGTGCTGTTAGATTGGTTACCTTTTTTTAAAAATAACTGTGAAGCTTTTACTACTGTATCTTTTGAAAAGTAAATGTAATATTCAGTATCACCATTTTTTCTATAAATAGGTTTTTCTGGTATTAATACAGCACCCATTAATATACGCTTTTCTTTAGATACTTCTGCAAGTTTAACTTCTTCTGCTTTTAAAGCAACGAAATCAGATTCTATTGCAGGTGATTCCACTACGCTAATAGCTTCTACACCTTGCAATTCTTCGTTATCATCTATAATTAACTCGATTAAATTCATTTAGTTTTTATTTAAAAATTAATATTATATTAAATTGTTATTTATCCTAATGTAGCATTACTAACTATATTTCTATTTAAACTTTGTGCAGATGTTACATTACTTGCAACTACATAAGCTTGTACAGGTGGCATACCTTTATTGCTCATAGCTTGTGCTATTTGATTTACACCTGCATTACCTACTACGTTAAAACTAGGAGCAGCAGGAGCAGCACCACCCATACTAGGAGCAGATCCTGCACTACCACCACCTCCTCCAGGTACTTGTACAGCAGCAATATCTTTAACTGTTTTAAATGCAGAAGCAGCTATAACTACAGTAGATGCTATTTTAGTAGCTGTACCAAATGGCTCAGGATAGATATTTTTAGCTTTCCAAACTTCAGAAATACCTAAATAAGCATTAATAGTAGCTTGTGCTATTGCTAAAGCTTTACCCTCTGCAGTTTCTTTACCTAATAAATCAGAAAATGCACCTAACATTTCAGATGTTTTTCTAGCTAAAGCTACTTTACCCTCATATTTTAGTGTTTCTAGTTCTAATTCTTTTTTTGTTCTTTCTTCTTTTTTTGCTAAAAACTCTTCTTCTAAAGCATCTCCTACAATAGCAATTTGATTTAAGCTTTCCAATTGTATAGAAGCTGCATCATATTTTTGTCTTGCTTCTTCTGCTACATTATCTAATCTAGCTCTAGTAAGTGTTGCTAAAAATTCTTTTTCATCTTCTATTTGTTGTTTTCTTTTTGCTTTAGCTTCTTCTCTAGCTTTTTCTGCATCTGCTTTTGCTTTAGCCGCTGCTTCTTCAGCTGCTTTTTTCTGAGCATCATATCTAATATTAATAGCATCTGCATTAATTTTACCTTCTTCTTCTGCAGCTTTCTTATATTGTTTAGTAGCTAGATCTGTGTAAAAAGATACTTCTTTTTGATTTTTAGCTATATTTTTTATTGATAATTCTGCCGCTGTTGTAGCACCTGCCGCTGCATTACCATATTGAGCTATTGCTACTTGTGCTTTATCCCACCAACTTAACTCTGCGTCTTCACCTGTAGCTGCTTTAGCTGCTGCTTCAGATGCTTTAGCTAAGAATATTTGAGCTTGTGCCTTAGCCATTTGAGAATTAATAAAACTTGCAGTATTTTTTGTTAATCTTTCTTCTGCAACTGCTAAGCTATCAGTTTTACCTAATGATTCTCCTAACTTTTCGTTATATAATTTTAAAGCTTCTTTCTTGCTTAGAGTACCTTGTTTAGCTTGGTCTAAAGCAATCTTAACACTAATTAAATTTTCTTCTGTTTTAGCTAAAGTTTTAGTAACTTCTTCTTGTGTACTTTGATAAGCTTTTTGTTCTTCATTTGCACCACCTATAGCTTTACTAATATCATCCCAATAAGCAACTACTGTACCTAAAGCAACTAAAAATAAACCGATACCTGTAGCTGCTATACCTGTTTTTATTCCATCTAAAGCTGTTTTTGCAGAAAGCCATAAAGCTTTAAAAGATGTAATTCCTTCTCTTATTCCTCTGACACCTTCAGAAAGTGCCATAGCTCCTTGAACTTTTAATATAGCTTCTTCTAATTCTTTTGATTGATTGCCAGTTAAAGCCATAGCTCCTTGAACACCAGCAAAAGCAGAAGTAACACCTTGTAAAGCACCACCTAATTTAGTATCTAAGGTACTTGCTGATGCATCTACAACCATATCTGTTTGCATTTGTGTTTTTCTATAATTAGAAACACTTAGCAACAAATCTTGATATTCTTTAGATGCTGATTGACCTGCTAAAGCTAATTCATAAAGACGATCTTCAGCTTCACCCATTCTAGCAGTTAATGGTTTTAAATCACCATATACTTCTTCAAATGTAGCATCAACACCTTTAGCTGAAGCATCTACTTTATTTAATGCTTTTGAAAGGTTATCTAAACCACCAATTGCCTGTACTGTATTTACATCAATTTCTATTATTTTTTTGATTGCCATTTTATAAGTCTTTTAAGTTGTGGTACAGTTTTTTTAAATGATTTAGGTAGTTCATTTTTACCTTTAGCTATTTCTATATTTTCACTAACTCCATAATGGTCGTGTAGCTGCAATAATTGTATTATATTTTTAAGCATTTTGTATAATGTTTATATATTGTGTTACATCAGGATTATAATAAGTTATTTCTATTTGTTTAAATGCATCACTTCCAGTAGTATTAGCATCTATTGGCACTATAAAAGTATCATCTATTATATTATCTCTAGCAGAAAATGCAGTAGGATCATATTGTACATCGTACTTTTCGCTGTTTAGTTTTAAAATAGTAACTTCTAAATCTTGTGCTGTGTTATCTATAACAAAAGTTTGTTTTAATGCAAATCTATCAGCACCACCAGCAGAGTTAGTTACTGCTCTAAAATCACTTACTAATTCAAAATCAACTTCACCTGTAGTTAAATCAGTTGTAAATTGGTTTATAATGTACTTTTTATCTTTGTAAACTATTTTATCATTTAATTTAATAGTAGATAATTGTGTAATAGGCATAATAGCTTTTAATTTAACTATTCTACATCTAATATCATATAAACCACTAATATAATTTTCATACCATAAAGCAAATAAACTATCATCAGCTAAAGCACTCAAGTTCCAACTTGATTGTTCAGCATTAAAATTTAAACTTGCTATAGTGTTATTTATAAATAATTCATTTGAAAATCTAACATAATCTCTAATATTATTATAACTTGATCCATCAAATAATTTAATATCAGTACCTACATTTTGTAACCCATTTTTATACATTAGTATAGCTTTAGGTTTATATGGTTTTAAATCTTTATCAATTAAAGAAGTTGTTTGAAAGTTACCTGTACTTGACCTTTCCCACATCACATCTTCAAAAGGTGTTTTAATTTCATAAGTATTACTTTCGTTACTTAGATTATCTTCATAAATTAAATCACCATAATCGTAAGCTCTTTGAAACGTATTTCTAAAATAGTTGTTTAGTATGTTTTCACTTTTTTCGTGGTTAAAAGATAGTTTTTTAAATAGTTTAGTACGTTCTAAATCTACACTATCATTAATTACATAACTATTAATATCTATATAGTTACCATAAGCATAATAAAACTCTAGTGGCTCTAAATTAAATTCAGTTTCTGTAGTTGCAGTAATAGTTAAATTAAACATTTTAATTAACCCTGTAAAGAAATCTTCTACTTTAATATCTGGTATATAATCGCCTATATTTATAATAGATGAAGTACTTTGTGAGCTACTTAAACCTGTTCCAGTTTCAGGTGTACCACTACCCGATCCGTATTTAACGCTATCAAGTTGTGTTGTAAATGTCAAAGGCAATAAACTTTCTATTTCAAAATACCAACTTTCGTTAGCAAATGGAAAACCACCATTAAAAAATACATTTGTAGTAGTACCTAATAAATTATCATAAACGTTAACTATTGTTCCATCACTTCTTCTTACTTTTAATCTATAAAGTATAGTACTATTTGTAGGTGTTACAGTTAGAAATAAAGAAGCTACCATTGTAGGAGTAATCCCATCAGCTTGAAAAGAAGTAATAGTAAATTCATCTGTACCTAAGTTTAAATAACTCATAGATCCACTAGTACTAGTAAAGTTAATTTTTACAGGTGCAGTATATACTTGCTGTTGTTCTACATTCTTGCAATACAAATATAAATCACTCCAATAAGAAGTAGCAAATAAACTACTAGTAAAAGTAATTCCGTATTTAGTTTCTATAAAATCAAAAACTTTACTTACAGGAATAGCAGGGAATAAATCTGTATAAGGTATAGATTTAGCTAAACTACCACCTACAGTAATATCATAAGTACCACCTGTTAAATATTCGTATTTATTTTTATTACCTACTAAAGGATAACTAACATTATCTGTTGTAGTGCCATTTATTCTATTTTTTACTTCTGTATAAGTATAAGCGTGGTTTAAGCTACTATAATCTAATATATTTAATTTATCTTCTTTAAATAAATCTTTAATCTGTTTTACTTTACCATAGAAAGTAACTGAAAAGCTTTCAACTCTATTATTTTTTTCGTTAGCTTTTTCAATTTGTATTTGACCTTTTTTAAATGGTATTGAGTTTATCTCTATTATAGCATCGTATCTTACACGCTGATCAAAACCATCATTAACTCCTGATTCATTCCAATAGTTAAATATTTGATTATTTACTTTAGAAGCAGGTACTGTAAAACTTTGTGAGTAATCAGTAAACACCTTACTTAAATCATTAACATTTTGTATAGATGAAGTTAAACTTATTTTTTCATCTTTAAATAAATCTAACCTTTTATAAGTATAATTTTCAGTTGTTATACTTGCTGTTGTGGCATCTGCAGTAATAGAAGTATCATCTACAGTATATAAAGTACTATCTGCTAATAATGGCTCTAATCCAGTTGTATCAGCTGCAGGAATTTTAATATATATCTCTACATTTACCATTATACTACATTATTTATTAATGAACTTGCAACTTCAAACTCTAATTCGTAATTAATTACTTTATCGTTTAAATGCGTTTTAAATTGCTGTGATGTACTTTTTAAAGTAACTGCTGCATCTATTGTACCATCTGCTGAAGTTAAGTAAAGCATTTCTGATAAAAATACATCTTGTATACTAGCATTATCAGCTTCTTTAAACCATCCTGTGTTACACTTAATAGTTTTAGTCCCGTTCTTATTAAATATTCTTTTCTGTCCTAAATATTCATCGTAAACAGGGTAACCATTTGTAAAAGTATTAGTATTGTAATCTGAAGCTTTTACTTCTATACTTTGTGTGCTATTTTTAAATAAAGTCATAGTTTGCTTTCCACCTAATCTATTTACAAAATCTAAAGCAAATGGATTATATTTTTGTTCACACTCAGCAGTTAAAGTACAGCTATAAAGAGTTGTTAAAGTACCACTATCTTCTATAACTTCAAAAACAGTATTTACTATTACACCATCATCAGGTGCTACTACCATTGGCTGCCTATCTTGTGAAGTTAAACCATCATTAGTATAATAAACATAACTTGTGTAAATTTCGTAATGATCCGTAACAAAAGCTGTAGTAGTGTATTTAATTTGATAATCACTAGCAGTAGTAGAGAAATCTATAATTAAATCTATATAAGGTATTGTATTAGCATTGTAGTAATAACTTACTGCACTACCATAATTACCTAATATAGCTATAGAAGTAGTATAATCATAGTTAGGGTTTTCATAAGCGTTATATCCGTTTGTAGCTACTAAATACTCATCATTTATAGCTTCATATCCTGCACCAGTATCTGAATATCTTTTAATATAAACATTCCAAGCAAAGTTTAACTCTACATTATTAAACGTATTAATATAATCATAAACAAATGGACTAATATTATAATAATTAATATATTGAGTAGGGCTGTATTTAGTTTTCTCTATTGTTTTAGTAACAGCAGTACTTGATAAATCTCCTACTCTCCATAACTTAATCTCTAGCTTAGTTGCTATTTGTGTACTGCCATTATCAATACTAACAATATACGGACTTCTACAATTAAATACTTTCATTATTTTATATCTTTTAAACTATATTTTATTAAATTTTCTACATCTAAACCAAAAGCTTCTACTAATTCATCTGGTAAGTTTTTAAACGCTGCTTCAAATGGTTTAGTAAAAAATAAACTCGGCTTTATTCCTTTTTTAAAAATACTACTTCTAATTAAGTAACTTGTTTGCTGATAACTCATAAACTTACCATCTGCTTTTCTAAATTGAAATCTTTTTTTAGTTACCCAATCAGTAATAGGTTTTGCAGGTGGCATTTTAGATTTATAACTAAAAGGTGTATCGTATTTTCTTTGTGTACCACTTACACCCTGATCCTGGAATAAACCGTACTGCTCCATTAAGAAATCTAACCTAAAACTATTTGCACCAACTTCTATTTCTGAATCTAAGCTGTTATAAAGTTTCTTATCTACATTCTTACCTTGCTTAGTTAAGTTACTTCTAGATTGCTGTATAACATACTTAGCAAAGCTATTTAAGTATTTATATACTTCATCTGTTTTTAACATATAGTCATATCGTTTTTAACTACTATATCAAATGTAACTGCCCATCCTGCTAAATCATTTTCAAATCTTTCAGTAAATGGTTCGTAAGTAGGGTTACCTGTTAACTCATAAGTACCATCTCTTAAATCACCTCTGTTAAGTAAATCTAAAACTCTTGTAGCTAATAAGTGCTGTGTATTCCAAATATCTACTTTATTATCCTGCTCCTTCTGGTTTATCATATCCATACAAAGCATAGTAACATTAAAAGAAATAACATTACCTTGATGCGTAGATGAATTAACCATAATATGCGTTAAAGGGAATATAGTGCGTTTATTCAAGTCTACTTGGAATATATCACCTTCAGTAACTGTATTGCAAAAAGGTTCTGCTAATAAAGCATCCTTAATCGTTTGTATTAAATTATATACCATTTCGTTTTATCATTTGTGTTTCTATTTCTTGTTTTTCTTTTTCAAAAGTTAAGAAGGTAAGGGCTGCGTATAATCTAAGCTTCGAAACTTCATCAAATCTTCTAACATCTCCTTTAGATAAAGCATAGAAAGATGAATACCATCCCCATTTAGCTCCGAATTGTGCTTGTCTATCATAGCTTGTACCTGAGGATTCTGCTCCAAATAATTCAGGGAACTGATCATTAACTCGCTGCTTAAATTGTAAAAAAAAACCATAGCACCCATTACAACATCCATTGGCATTGACTTCATTACATCACAATAAGTAACGCTTCCGTTATAATCTTCTATATTATATTTGTCTTTATAATTCTCTGTTATAGGTCTGTATAGTACAGCCATTGCATTGTGCATTTTATCCCACTTGCCAAAGTAATTATCTAAATCACTAAACTCACCTAAACTAATTTCATCTAGGTTAGGAATAAAACCAAAGTTAGTATTACCCAGTTTAAATATAGGTTTAAGTTTATATTCTGCATTAAACATTTCGTTTAGTAAAGCTATAATTTCGTTAACTTCTTTTAAAGGAATTGTAGGAACTAACTTTAAAGGTACATTACAAAATATCTCTATCATCTTTTGCTGTACAAAATCACTTTCTGGATTGTTTTCCATAATAGAAACAAATCTTTGGTACTGATCTAAAGTAATTTCATTTAAAGAAGTTGGTATAGTTATCTGTAGTTGCATATTTTATTTTAAAAATAATTAATTAAGCTATTTGTATAAAGCAAAAAAGGTAGCCATTTCTGACTACCATTTCAAACAAAATTTAACCTAACTAATTATGAAGCTCTTTCTTTATAGTGTAAATACAATTCACTTATTTTATTATGCAGTTCCTGGTCCTGCTTATATATTTGTTTACCTTGTATCTTACTTCCGTTTATGTTTATTTCTATTTTTACTTTATTTATCTTTCTTTTACCTTCGTTATAATAATCTTGTAAGCATATAGGATAAATAGTTATTCCGTTTTCTACACACCATTTAAAAGCTTCCATTGTTTTATTGTAATCCTTTAAGTATTGCTTCAAGTTCATTTGTCAATAGTATTTGATTTGTTGTTTTAAAATAATCTTTAAGCTTAGTCAATTCTTTTTTAGTGTTGCTTATTTTAGCTTCAAGTTCTTTAACATAGTATTTAGCTTCATCACTTTCAAAATCTTGATTGTGCCAAAAGTTTCTTTCGTTACTATATTCCCATTCAGTAACAGTTTCTGTAGGGTCTATCATATTCTAGCTATTTGAATTATTACATAGATTAAAACTAAATAAGCAAATGTAAGCTGTGGTCTTTTGTTCTGTAAAAAGAATTTAATAAATGTTTTCATAGTTTTTGTTTTTAATTATGGTGTAAAACTACAAACAATATTTTAAACTAAAAAAACTTTAACAAAACTTTAACATTTGACTAGCTACTTGATACATAGCTTTCATCTTCTTAATCTCGCCTACAGTTCTAGGTAAGTTAATCTGTACCTGCTGTCCAGTACTATGATGTATGTAGCATTGGATAACTGCTATTATTTCTCCGTAAGTCATTTAGTATACAAAGTAATTACCTTTGTGTGGGTTTTCTAATTGTGAAGTTAAAGCGTAACGCATAGCATCTATAGCGTGGTTATAAGCGTCAATAGGTTTGTTTAATTTGTTTCCTGTTTTATCTACCATCCATACATAGTTTCTTAATTCGTTTATTAAGTTCTTACTTCTAGATGTTACATAAACTTTATTTTGGTTAATTAAATTAAGCCCGTATACGATACTATCTCTACCTTTGCTAACTGGTAATACATTATGCCCATAACTGTTTAACTCAGCTATTGATTTAGGCTCTGCACTATCAGCGTAAACAATATCGTTTACATTATTTGTTTTAAGTAAGTCGCTTATATCGGAATTAAGTAAACCTTTTTGGTAAACTAATTCATCAAATATAAAAGCATCGTTATACTTGTACATAGCTATTAAACTTGTAGGATCGTTTGAGTAACCCCAGTCCATTCCGTAACATAATAACCTAGCTTCTTCAGGTAAGTTTATTTCTTGCCAGTCTGGTATACATACACCTTCTAAAGAACCTGTTAAACCTAATCCGTATACTTGCCACCAGTTAGCCCAATAAGAAGAAGTCTTAGCTTTCTCTTTTGCTGATTCAATTTCTTTTACAATAGTTTCAGGTAGTGCTTCATTATCTAAATAAGTAAGTGTAATAAAATCTACATCTTCTTGGTTTATTATTTCTCTATCTACCCAAAATAACCTACTAGGATTATAATCT